AAGGCATTTGTGAATGTCTTAGAGGACGCTCGTATTGAGAAGATGATGAAGGTCACTTATCCTGGTCTTCGCAAATCCTTCTTTGAAGGTTACCGAGAACTTTGGGAGAGAGATTTCTTTGGTGTTAAGAATGAAGAGGTATCAGATTTATCTTTGATTGATCGTATCAACTTATACTTCAAAGGTAAACCTGATATGGTTTTCTCTGATGATGAAAGAACTTGGGTTGACCGTGCTGCTAATACTAAATCATTTCAAGAGGTTCTTCAACTTGCAAAAGAACTCTGGGAATATGTCAACCAGAAGAAAGATAAAACTGAGACTCCAATTCAACCCAAGTCGGAGAATGGTCAGCAGTCTGCAGATACAGAAGAGGAAATAAATTTTGAAGATCAAGACGAGCAAGGAGAAGATGAAGACGGTGAGTATGAAGATACTTCTGAATTAGAAATTCCTACATACGAGAGTGGTGGAGAAATTGATGAGACTCAATCTATAACAGATGAGGCACTGTCTCAAGCACTAGAAACTTTGGTTGATGATGATGCTAAGGAATGGGTATACTTAAGTTTACCTAAGATTGATCTTGATGATTATGTTGTTCCTTATAATGTCGTTCAAGAAAATTTGAATGCCCATTATTATGGATATGATTTTGGTGATGACCAGGAGTCCAAAGAATACTATGATCGGAATCTTTCATATGCTGTAGACCATTACAACAGTTTCAAAAAAGATACTCAGAAAACAGTCAACTACTTATGTAAGCAATTTGAAATGAGGAAGTCTGCTGATGAATACAAACGTGTAGCAACTTCTAAGACAGGGATTCTTGATACAAACAAACTGCATACTTATAAATTCAATGATGATATTTTTAAGAAAGTTGCTATCATCCCTGAGGGTAAGAACCATGGTCTAGTAATGCACCTTGACTGGTCTGGTTCTATGCAGAGTCAACTTCTAGATACTATGAAGCAACTTTATAATCTAGTATGGTTCTGCAAAAAATGCGGTATTCCTTTTCGAGTGTATGCTTTCCAATCTGGATTTGTCACTAACCGACAACAGTTACCAGAAGACTTGAAGCAGAGTGAGAATGAACTTGCACTGACTAATGATTTTAGATTGTTGGAGATGTTCTCTTCCAGGCAAAATGCAAAATCATTAGAGAAGTCTATGCATCTAATGTATGTTCAGGCGTTTTCTATTGGAGGATATCGCATACAACACTACTCTGAGTATACTCTTGGTGGTACTCCTCTTGCAGAAGCAGTGTATTGTACTCGTGAGATTGTTGCTCAATTGAAAAGAGTTGAGCGTGTCAGTAAAGTAAATGTTATTTGTCTGACTGATGGTGAGTCCAATCCAATGGGATACATTAAACGAATTCCTGATGAATACCAATATGCCAACAAAGAGTTTGCTCACTCATATCTCTGCCATCAACGCAATAAAATCTTCTTCCTTCGCGATTCTCAAACTGGATATACTCGCAGAATAAATCCAATTCCTTATAATACTACAAATGAGATTGTATCTTTTTATAGAGAAATTACTGATTACAATTGGATTGGTATTCGTATTTGTAGTAAGTCAGAATTGACACGTCTTGTGAGAGAGAGTGTAGATATAGATAGGAATGAATATGAATCCATTGATAATCAATGGAAGAAGGAACGCTTTGTTTCTATCAAAGGCAAAGCAGGATTTACTGAATCTTTTTATATGCCAAATCAAGGTTCTGGCATGGGTAGTCAGGATCTTGAGGTTAAAAATAAAAAAGAAGTCGCTACTCGCGCTGAATTGACTAGAGCATTTAAGAAACATATGGGTTCTAAAATGACAAACAAGACCATCCTTAACGCATTTATTGAGCAAATCGCATGAAGTGTAAAGTACAACTATTCAAAGCAGGAACAATTTTTGATGAGATTGTTATTGCTACAGACTATGACGATGCTAAGAAAGTTGCCTTGGCACGAAACCCTGGTGCAACTATCATGGGAGTAACGGCAGTATTTGAATGAACATCTTTGTCACTGACGAGTCACCTTACAAGTCTGCACGGGTTCTACCAGACAAGCACATTGTCAAGATGCCCCTGGAGACCTGTCAGATGCTCGCTATAGTCGCCTCAGACAAGTGGGGGCATGGTTATGGTACTTTGCCTAAGGCAGACGGTACACCCTATGCCACAGAGAAGGGAGCGTTTCGTAATCACCCCTGTACTAAGTGGGCAAACGAGACTGTGGCAAACTCTCGCTGGTTGCTGCAGCATGGGTTTGCTTTATGTGAGGAGTATGCAGCACGATATGGTAAAGTCCATACTTGCTTCAAGACTCTCCTTGCTGCTGACGAAATCATCCCCAAAGTATCCTTGGATGATCATACTCCTTTTGTCTTTGCAGGACCTGACGAGTATAAGTATGACACCAGCATTGACATCTTCACTGCTTATAAGATGTACATTGCATCTAAGCCATGGGTGGCATCCAACTATCTGCGTGTGCCACATCACAAACCGTCTTGGGTTTGACCCAAATCGATCCAAGACCTGCTATAATTAAAACATAAACAAAGGAGACACGATGTCCCGCAAGTCTGAAATCACTACGGCACAACTTGTAGAGAATCTTACTAGCAATTTTGGCACGGAAGTTAGTACTGTACAAGTTCGTGATGCAGCAAATGCTCTAGGTGTATCATATCCTACGGCATGTAAACGTCTTGACTCGTACAAGTCTGGTCGTGGCAAGTGGAACTTGACTGCTCAAGAGATTGAGCAAGCATATGAAGCACCTTCAGCCAAACCTTCTGTCGATTATATTCCTGAGAAAGATGATGCCTATGTCCAGTTTGGTAATTTTCAGTCTGTACGCAAGGTTATCCAGTCCCGTAAGTTTTATCCTGTTTTTATCACGGGTCTTTCTGGTAACGGTAAAACACTTTCCGTTGAGCAAGCATGTTCTATCACAAAGAGAGAGTTAATTCGTGTCAACATCACGATCGAAACAGATGAAGACGATCTTATTGGTGGTTTTCGCCTTGTCAATGGTGACACTGTTTGGCATAATGGTCCAGTCATCGAAGCTCTGGAACGGGGAGCTGTACTTCTTCTAGATGAGATTGACCTAGCATCTAACAAGATTCTTTGTCTGCAGTCTGTTCTTGAAGGTAAGGGTATTTTCCTCAAGAAAATTGGTAAGTATGTAACCCCTAAGGCAGGATTCAATGTTATTGCAACTGCAAATACTAAAGGTAAAGGCAGCGATGACGGTCGTTTTGTTGGAACCAATATTCTCAATGAAGCATTCCTCGAACGTTTCCCGATTACCTTTGAGCAAGATTATCCATCTGCATCGGTAGAAGAAAAGATTCTACGAAATGTTGGTTGTGATACTATCTTTGCAGAGAATCTTGTTAAGTGGGCAGGTGTAATTCGTAAGACTTTCTTTGATGGTGGTGTTGATGAAGTGATCACAACCCGTCGTTTGGTTCATATTGCACAAGCAATGGAAATCTTCAATGATCGTTTTACTGCTATTACTATGTGTGTCAATCGTTTTGATGACGATACTAAGCAATCTTTCTTAGACCTCTATACTAAGGTTGACGCTGGAGAAGATTCCGAATATAATGAAGAGGATGAAACCATTTAATTATGAAGTACAATGAAGACGCGCTTCTCAAGGAGTTGCGCGATTACATTTCGGGAACCTATGGTCAGCATTATTCTGCTGGTAATGACAAGATTCAGACATTAGACCTTATTGAATCTTGTGGCGATGCTGAAGCATTCTGTCGCAGCAACATACTAAAGTATGCTTCACGCTACGATCGTAAGGGTACTGCCCGTCGCGATATTATTAAAATCTTACACTACGGACTACTTCTCCTCCACTTCTCCGACAAATCTCAAATCACTGAAACCTATCCTCAATGACAGTAATTTCACGTCCAACAATTGAAGTCCTTAAGAACTTCTGTTCTATTAACAAATCCATTGTCATCAAACCTGGTAATACTCTTTCCACGCTGAGCATCAATAAGAACATTCTTGCTATTGCAGATGTTCAGGAACAGTTTGATTCTCAGATTAGTATTTACGATTTGAGTGTATTCCTTGGAGGTCTATCTCTTTTCAATGCACCAAAGGTTGATACTTCTCATCCTAACTTTGTCACAGTAAGTGACGAAAGAGGTAAGTCTAAGACTAGATTCTTCTATGCAGACCCTGATATCATTACACAACCACCAGAAAAAGAGATCACTCTTCCATCTGTTGACTGTGATTTTGCTTTGAGTGCTGAAGTTCTTCAACAACTTCTTAAAGCTGCTTCTGTTTATCAGTTGCCTGACCTGTGTCTTTTTGGGCATGAAGGTGCTGTTCAAATTATGGTAACTGATAAGAAGAACGATACCTCTAACAGTTACTCTGTTGATCTTCCTGATGCTGTGATTGGAGACGAAGAGTTTTGTTTCTGCTTTAAAGTGGAGAACCTGAGACTTCTTCCTGGTGCTTATCATGTTATGATTAGCAAGCAAAACGTTGCCGAATTCCGAGGTGACGGTATCAAATACTTTATTGCTCTCGAACCTAACAACTGATGAATGATTTTTTATGGGTAGAGAAGTATCGTCCTCAAACTGTTGAGGAATGTATTCTTCCTGCCAATGTGAAAGAAACCTTCCAGAGTTTCGTTAATCAAGGAGAGATTCCCAATCTTCTCCTTTCTGGTACTGCTGGTGTTGGTAAAACTACCATCGCCAAAGCACTCTGCAGAGAACTGGGTGCAGATTATTATGTTATCAATGGATCGGATGAAGGTAGATTCCTGGACACTGTACGCAATCAGGCAAAATCCTTTGCTTCTACTGTGTCTCTCACTGCTTCTGCTAAGCACAAAGTTCTTATCATTGATGAGGCAGATAACACAACCCCAGATGTCCAACTTCTCCTTCGTGCAAGTATCGAAGAGTTCCAAAAAAACTGTAGGTTCATATTCACTTGTAACTTCAAGAATAAAATTATCGAACCTCTACATAGTAGGACGACGGTCGTAGAGTTCAATGTCAGAGGACAGACAAAGCAAGAACTTGCTGGTGCGTTTTTTGCAAGGTGTCAAGATATCCTCAGGAGCGAGGAGGTCACCTTCGCTCCGAGAGTTGTTGCAGAAGTCGTCCAGAAATACTTCCCAGATTTCCGAAGAACCCTCAACGAACTCCAAAGATACGCTAGCACAGGGGTTATCGACACTGGTATTCTGGCGGCGCTAGGTGATGCTAATGTAGATACTCTTGTAGCAGCATTAAAGAACAAGCAGTTCAACGATGTTAAGAAGTGGGTGACACAGAATCTCGATTCAGATCCAACTTCTATCATGCGTAAACTGTATGATAATCTATCTGGTGTCATGGGTGGTCCTAGTATTGCAGCAGCAGTTCTAATTATTGCTGAATACCAATACAAGTCTGCTTTCGTTGTAGACCAAGAGATTAATCTACTTGCATGTTTAACTCAAATTATGGTGGAGTGTGAATTTAAATGAAATTCAAAGCATTAGTATTTGTCCGTCTACGATCGCAGGTGGATGACTCTCCTGGTAATGCTGTGAGAGATGCCTGTAAGCGATTGTCTGAACTCAACATCAAGAAATTGAGACTTGGTAAGGTGATTGATGTTTGGTTGGAAGCAGAGA